CTACTTTAATGTTTGATGCTTGTTGCGCTGGTACTTTGCCGATTGATTGAAGTTGAATAGTCATTGTGTAAATGTTTAAATGTTTAACTCTGCAAATATACAACCTTATTTTGAATACGCAATACCTAAACAAAAATAATTTACTTTTTTTTATTCCATTTTAACGCCCCTCGATGCTCGAGTAAGCGTTGGCGCGGTTTGCGGTTGTTTAGAGGCGTTGTTTTTAACTTCAAATAAACCGCTCCACCCGTTAGCTATCGCAGTTTCTAAACCCTCGACGGCTTGCTCTTTGCTTTTATATAGCTCACGCATTTTTTTTATTAGTAACTGTATAGCGTTTTCGGTAGGGTATTTTTTGCGCGCTATTCGCTCAGATAGGAATTGAATAAATAGGGCGTTTATTTGTTCGTCTTTGAAAAAATCCGTACCCTTTATTTCTTCTATACTCTTATAAGTCTTTATAGTCTTTATAGTCTTATGTATATGGGCGGTGCTTTGGGCTTGCTTCGGCAATGCTTGGGTAGTGCTTTGGCTTTGCTTTGGTAGTGCTTCGGTAAAATTTACTAGAGCAATTATATTAGCCATATATTGATTTTTAGATTGGCGAACTACGTTAATAAGCCCGTTCTCAATCAAAATATCGAAATGCTTTTTATATGTTTTATAGTTGGCTATTCCGCAGCCGTTCATAACCTGAGTTGAAGAAAGGCTAAATTCAGGCTTCCAGCCTAATTGGTTAGCTACCGAAACAATATAAAAATAAATAGCGGTCGAGGTCGGGTTATTATGCTCAGGATTTTCCAAAGCCCAATTCCAATACCCGTTAAAATAATTAAACATTATAAAAAAATTGCCCTTTAGCGGCTGCGGTCGAAGCGGGCGTGCTATTACCTACACCCTCGCAGCCCCCAAAGGGCTTTAAAATTTTTAAAGCTATATTCAGGCTTCGACCTCTGAACGCTTAAAGGTAGTAAAAAACTACTTACAAATAACGGTTGTTTTGGTAACGTATTCTTTGCCGTTAATAACCGTCGTTGTAGTGGTCGTTGTTTCGTCAACGTAGCGCCTAATTTGCCCCGCTGTCATATTGCACTTTTCGACAAAAACGGTCGGCACGCTTTGGTTATTACCGTATGGGTTTGTCGTGTTACTCATTACGCGGCATTCATAACATTTTTTGCAGCTGGTAAACATTAGCGCGGCTGCGGCGCATAGGGTGTAAATTGTTTTCATGTTGTTTAGAATAGAGTTAATTGTGCTGTAAATTCCTTAAATCGCTTTTCTTGCGCCTTAAAATAGTCGGGGTCGAGTTCGCAGCCTACAAACGATAAACCCGCCTTGTGTGCTGCAATACGGCTCGAGCCGCTGCCTAAATGCGTGTCTAAAATTAAATCGTTAGGCTTTGCGTAGTGGTGAAATATCCAGTCATATAAAGCAATAGGTTTTTGCGTCGGGTGTATGCTTCCACCCTCCCACATTATTTGGTGTCCTATTTGTTTTTTACTATCGTATACCTTACCATTTATATTAAATGAAGTCCAGAAATACTCGGCTTCTGTAAAGCTTGGAGCGGGGTTATTTTTTATCCAACATATAAAACTTTTAGTCGAGTATAAATGCTGGTTAAAATAATTTGCACCACAAACAATTTGATTTTTTGATACTCTAAACAATTCCTTAAAATATTCATAATTTGGTGTGCTGCTATCCCATTCTTTACCAACTTTTTGAAATTTACGCCTTGAATATAAACCTACGCCCATGCTTGCGCCTATGCCATACGGCGGGTCGACGACTGCTAAATCAAAATGCTTGTCAGGGTAACGCGCCATAACAGCCATGCAGTCCTCATTAAATGTTTCGCTTTTCATCGTAGGTACTTTTCAATTATTTCAATGCATTCCATTAAACCGCATGCGAAAGTAGCATAATAGCCCTCGCGCTTCAGCTGGTCGATTATTTGCGCTTGTTCGGCTAGGTGTTCGTTAGCCAACGGCGACCCGTCTAATTTAGCGACCTTAACGCCTTGCTGTTTAATCTCGATAAATAGCCCCGCGTAACCATTCGACGGGCGGCAAATAAATAAGTCAGGGTAGCCGCGGTGCGGGTTAAACGCCTTATGTACCCGCGCTTGCCCTATGCTCATTTTCGTTCCCGCGCTGAAGTCAAACCGCCAAATTAACGTAGGGTATTTTAGGCGCATGAATTTAGATAGCTCGTGGTATATATCGCTTTCGCGGGGCGCTCGTTTCATCTAGTGTAAAGGCGGTTAGTTATCAATTTAAACTGTTCTATACGGTCGCTTTTATCTTCGAATAAGTCCACTACTAAACAGCGGTTGCGCTTATAGTCGTTAAATATTTTGCGGTACTTATAGTTACATTCGAAGTATTCAAACCCTAGCGCATAGAGGTACGGTTTAACGTGTTCGGCTTTAAGCCCTATTAGCTCGTTTAGCTCGCTTACGTCGTTAGTCTTTGCCATAATACTCGTTAAATTCAATTAGGCTCATTCTCTTTGCGCTTAAATTCGGGTTTAACCGTGTTTCGGCGTCGGTATATCCTGTTTCGTAAGCGTGCCTAAAATCGCCTTTTTCGCGCTCTAGGGCTTCGCTCACATGCGGGCTATTAGGGTTTAGGTTTAGCGCCTCGATTAAACGCTCAATAGGGGTTTGTAACATATTATACTCCATAAACCCATTTATAAAATTGTTCGCCTAATTGCAAACCATCTAAAGCGCCCTCGTTAAATGCTTCGATTATTTGCTCTTTTTCCATTGTTTTAAATTCTCTTATCTTTATTAGTATATCTTGATACTCATAATGCTTTTTATCTTCTGGTCTTAACCAATTATTATGGTCTGCATACCAATCATATAATTGTTCGAGTGCTGTTTGCTTTTTCATAAGCTCTGAAAGTATTTAGAAATTAATTGTTTCGCGTGTTCAATTTCTTCGGGCTTGTGGCGGTATAAATAAAGGTCGGTAAAGCGCCCCGTTTGCTTCACCTTTGGCGGTATGCCTATGTAAAAAAATAGCGCCGGGTCGAAGCCCATTAACGACGAATACCAAACCGCCTGAACGTGGTTAAGGTGTTTAATCATATCTTGCGCAAAGGCTTGTATTGTACCCGCGCTTGTTGTTTTAACATCAGCTATAATACCCTCGCTTAACCAGCATAAATCAAACATGCCTTTAGCCTCGCGCTCGACGCCGTCAACGTTAACGCTACCCAGTTTAATATATTCCTTTTCGGAGTTTATAAACAGTTGCGCTAATAATGGCAGCTCGTTAATAGCGGTGTAAACATTCTGAACGGGCGGCGGCATATTAACAAATGGTTGCTCTAGTAGTTGGTAGTGAAACGCCGCGCCCGCATCGAGCGCCGTTTGGGCGTAACTTATATCGCCCGTGTAAAAACGTTTGATACGGCTGGCGCTCGTTGCGGGGTGCTTAATATATTGCTCGCGGGTCATTAAATTTCCTCCCATGTTTCTACGCGCTTACTTACCTTATAGCCCGCGTCCTTAACCATTTTAATAGCGGCTTCGAGCGTTAGTACGCCGTAGCTAGGTTTTTCGATAGGCTTCGGCGTAAATAAATTAGCCTCGTAATTTTCGCGGTATGCGGGGTGCAAATACTCATTAGGGTCTAATTTAACGGCTTTTAAAAAGCGTTCAAATGATTTTTGACTAAACCTTTTACCCTTTAATAAATTATGGTAACACGTTGCAGTATAGCCCGCTAAATTAGATAGTTTAAACTTTTCAATACTTTGCGCCTTTCTGTTTTTTTCTAAAAGAATTATTATTTCGGAATGCTTATAAGGCGTGAATTTATAATGTTCGCCTAATAAATTAATGCCTACCTGTTTAAAGTATTCGCTTTTCGAATAATTTTCTTTTACAATTTCAAGGCTATTTGGCTGCATAGCATTTTTAATTGAAACTGTAGGTTTTGTTGTTTCCATGTTTATTTGATTATTTGAGTTTTATGTTCGTACAATTCAATGCCAGCAATAACTTCGACGCCTTGCGCTTTCATCGCCCGCGGTAAGTTTTTAATTAGCTCGTTAGCGTCTAATTCACCTGAAGCGAATAAAAGCCCTAATACTTTTACCCAGTCAACCTCGCCGTTAATACGCGCCTTAATCGTAGTGCGCACGTTTTTCGTTTGGTTATTCTCAACGGTCGTAGCGAATAGGCGGTCGGTAAAATTCGCCATAATATCGCCTACGCTTTGCGCTTGTTTTAGGCTCGCTTCGGCTTCGGCTTTTAGTTTGGCTTCAGCTGCGGCTTGTTCAGCTTCGAGCCGTTCGTGGTATTCTAGCATAACGCGTTTAGCGTCTTCGATAAATTCAATTAGCGGCGCGGTGCTTTCGCGCTCCAGCTTCATTAGTTCTTTTTTGAAGTTATCTAAAGGCGTGGTTACGTCCTTACGTGCGCCCTCGATTAGCTTAACGGCGTCGCTTACTTCTTTAACAGCCGCGTTCATTGCCGTATATTCGCTTACGTTATGAATTGTTAACGCTTCGCCGCCACCTGTATTACGGGCTATCGTAGCTTGCGCGTTTAATACGTCGGGCGAATTTATCGCGGCGTATATTTTTTCGATTGGAATTTGTACCTTTGTAAGTGTCATGTGCTTTGTTTATAGTTTGGTAAAAAGAGGGGCGGCGAATAACCGCCCCTTAATTATTTAGTCCCACGGTAGGTCGTTAGCCGCTTTAATTCCAAATATATCGTCTTCGTCTTCACCGTCAATAGGTTCTATATTCTGCGGCGGCGTTGCCTTTGCTTTAGGCTTGTTTAGCGTCGCTTTGTATTCGTCGCTCTCTTTGATTTTATCCTGTAAAAATTCGGGTAGCTTCGCAAAGGTTTCGGGGTTATGTTCAGTAGGCGTGTAGGTAAACGCCTCGTTAACCGCAGGCGGGCAGTCGTAGCCTTTCATGAGCGGCGCAAAGCTAATAACATTAGCGTAGGTGTTTTCGCCTTTCGTTACATGCGCTATATTAACCATGCAGGTTTTACCTAGCATTGCGAATATATCGAGCTTTGCAGCTTGTTCGTCGGTTATCTTTTTACCGAGCCATGCCGAAAGGTCGCGACGTAATAGCGCTTTTTCGTTCATGGATAGCGTGTAAATGCTGCGCACGTAATACGGTTGTTCGCCTTTGCTTTCGTCGAAAATTGCCTTTTCGGTTGGCAGCTCGAATAGGAACTGAACTTTACGTTTTTTGCCGGGGAAGTTCCCGCCTTGCTCGGTCGTGCCGAGATCAATAATCTGATAGCATCGCGCAGGGTAACTACCCTCGGGCGCTATTTGGCGGTTTACCGTGCCGCCTACGGGTGCTGTTAAAGCCATAGTATAAGAGTTTAAAGGGTTTAAAAATTAGTTTTCAGTTGGTTCAGTAAAGCAAATATCAAAGCTACGGTTTAGCGCGTCCACTACTTTAATATAGCGGCTATGAAACTCGGCAGCGTCAATAGTATCGTATAGGCGGTGTTCGAAAGGTACGCCCTCGACTTGTTCGCGGTGGTACTTGCGGTATATTCCGGCGCATTTGCTATCGCAGCGCGTGTATATACCTTTCATACAGCCGTCGTCTACTAGCATAGTTAATACGCCGTTTAAATGGTCGAATAAATAGAACTCGGTGCTTTCGGTGTTTTTGAATGTAGTTTGCATTTGTAACATGTTTAAAGGGTTTAAAGTGTTTGAATGTTTAAAAAGTTAAAGGGCGGTTATTAGCCGCCCGTGGGTGTTATGAAAAAGCTGGAGCCATTGAATAAGTACCTAAAGCCATAACATACTCGTTACCGTTGCGACCTACTTTTACTTTTTTGCGTACAATATCTTTATATCCTTTTACTTTAAGGGTAACAAAATCGCCCTTACGGGTTAATACTTCAGCTGTAAATACGCATTCTGAGTCGCAAATGCTTACCGCTTTAATTGTTGTGCCTGCTTTAATTGTTGTGTTCATGGTGTAAATGTTTAATTGTTTAACTCTGCAAACATATAAACATTATTTGAACCTGCAAAACAATTTCAATAAATATTTAAACTTTTTTTATAACCGCTTAATTTTCAGCGCAATTAATTTGCGGCGGCTATAAACGCAGCGCCCAAAAGAAAGCCCGCGCCAAACTTAACGACGCCTAACTCGTACCATTTCGGCTCGCGGCGAACGTAGATATTATTTAAACCAGTTAGCTGCATATACGGGTTATCAATAGCAACCCTAACAACCTTACCGCGTTTAGCAAATAAGCCGCCTAAAAAGCGATTAGAAACGGTGTCGCCTATCGAATGCATAAACCGTGCGTACGTTACTAAACTATCTAATTGGAATAACCCTAAACGGTTTATGCGCCCTGCCATGCTAAACCACTTTTCAGAGCGGTTAAATTCAATAGGTAGCTTTAAAACGTAAATCGTGTCGTGTATTACTATTGGTTCGCCTATTTTAAACTCGGTTTTTATGATCGTTTTAACTTTCGCCTCGGTTACTTGCTCGATATTTGCCAGCTCCAAACGCCTTTTAAGCGCTTTTAAATCTCGGTCGCTGCGTGTTAGCTTAATATCCTGCGTGAATAGGCGCAGGCTATCGTTAACCGTGCGCTGTTTTAGCTTACCGTTGTAGCTTTCTGAAGCGCTTAACCTATCGCGTAGCCCGTTTGCGCTTTGGCACGTAGCTATAAGCATAATAAATAGCAATAAACACGCTATAATTAGCGCCGTAATTGGCTTATAAAGGGCTTTTGCCTGCGAAAACATAGCTTAAAAATTGCGTTAAACGGTCGCTTACTTCGGTTTTGTTTTTGAGCCTATCTGTTAACAGCTCCAGCGCAAACTCAATAGGCATACCTCGCTCTAAAACGTAAACGGCGGCTATCTTTACTAGCCTTTCGTCGCACTCGGTAGCTGTTTCGGGTATCATATTTGGCGGGCGGCTTTTTTAACTAGCAATTTTATAACATCGTCTAAGCGGTTTACGCTTTCTTCGATCATTCGAACGAGGTCTTGACGGTCTTTGTCGCTTGCGTTTTGGTGTTGAATTAACATGCGAACCAAACCGCCTATTGAGGTTAACGGTTGCCGTAGCTCGTGGCTTAACATAAACCTAAACTCCTCCAAAAGTACCTTTTGGCGCTCGTGTTCGTGGCTGGTTATGCTAGTTACATCGACTAATTGAATGCCTATAAAATGGTAGCAATCTAATATTGCATAAATATTCCAAAGGTTATACCTCAACGAGCCGTTTTTTTGCTTTGTCTTCGCATAAACGCGTATAGGTTCGGGCGCTTTGCCCTTTGCCTTTTCAATCGCTGCTAAAACGTCGTCGCGGTCGGGTTCGGTTGCGCTAATATCCGCAATGTTTTCGGGTTTAATGTGGCTTGAATACTCGCGAAATAAGTCGTTTGTGGTCAATATAAGCCCGTCGCGGTCGGTAACTACGTAAAACAGGTCGATACTGTTTTCAAGTATGTATAGGCTGCTCACTTTACAAATTTACAACCTATCAAATTATTAAAGTGTATTAGGCTGCAATTTCTTTGCGCAAATCATTAAATAAATTCACCCACGCGCCGGTACATGTTAGCACATATTTAGCCGTTAGCCATAGCATAAAGGTAAATAAGGCGGCGTTTATTAGTAAATCGTACTGCATAGGCTGTTCCATTTCGGGCGCTTTTCTTACTTCGTGAATTATAACGGGCGTGTACGTTTGTTCGGTTAACAAAGATACGTTACACGGCTTAATAGTGTCAATAGCCTGCATTTTATTTACTACAACCTCTTTAACGGTTTGTGTTTTAATATCAATTTTAAGCGTGTCTAAGGCGCTTATTTGCGTGCTGCTATCCTTTGCCTCTGTTTGCGTATTTAACTCGCTTAAAAGCGCTTTAACGGGGTGGTTTTTGCAATGCCCCGGGTTCGTACATATTACGGTGGTGTCAGTCGGTAACATCGTCTTTCGATTTAGGTATATATCCAGCGGCTAATAACGCGGCTACAATAGCGGCTAAGGTTTCGACTTCGATTTTCTTTAGTATTAACAGGAATACCGAAACGAGTATAGTTAAACTGCCTATTGTGGGCTTCCAATGTTTAACTATTATATCGACTATTCGCCGCGCTTTATTTGTTCGCCGTGCCATGCCTAAAGATACGCTAACCCGCGAGCGCGGTTAATTAATTTTAGGGCTATTATTTACACAATGAGAAATACAAACGCGCTTCGTCTTTGCGGCGCGTAACTAAGCCCGGTAAAACCTTACCGCCGCCGCGTACCCACTTCGAAAATTCGTCAACTATTGAGGGGTCGTTAGTGTTTGCCTTTGCTTTGCGTAGCAACGTCGATTTAATAAACGCTCCAGTACCTACATTATAACAAAAGCTAACTAGCGCGTCGAATTGGCATTGGTTTAAGTTCGGTAAATGCCTATTTACGGCGTCCTCGTATGGCTTCATCGTTGCCAAAAGTAACGAGGTCGCCTCGGTTTCGTTATTTAGCTTATCGCCTAATAACACTTTTTTGCCGTTTGGGTAACGTGTCGAGCCGTAGCCTATCGTCGGTATGCCAGCGGGGCAAAGGTAGCTAGTAAGCCGTAGCCCCTCGTATTTCTTTATAATATCTAAACCTAATTTAGAGGTCGAGCGCATTATAATATTTCGTATTGAGCTACTATATAAATATATTGATAGCCGTATGCTGTGCTTGTACTTTCGACACTTACCGAGCATTTGTCGTTGGTAGTATCTGCGCTTAAATCCCAAGAAATTAATTCGGTAGGGTCTGCGTTATGCGCTACAATACCGAATAACTGTTTAGCCTGCGTAAAATTAGAGGCTACGGGTAGCGATAAATTAAAAGTTCCCGTAGTTTCGCCCGTATCTAAAGCAACCTCTAAATAGTAGCTGCAATTTACTACGTTATCCACACGCTGGTAAAACGCTTGTATAGGCGTTACAACGACGTTATTTGTTTCGTCGCTAACGGTAGGCGTAAACGCGCCGCTTTCGAATTGCGGCATACCCGCATATAGGTTTTGCACCTCTATTTGTTTCGATTGGTTTGCCGAAGTGTCAACGATATACATTATATCCGCTGCGTCCGCAGTTCCTAACGTGGTTAAATCGGTTACTTTTACGCCTGCCATAATTGGTTAGTTTTTACAAATTTACAAAGAATTTAAATAGCTAATAGCATCGTCCACGCTCGAATAAGTGTACCCGTTAAACGTATAGTCGTTAATGGTTATGCAGTAAATACCCTCCGAGGTGTTTAGGGCAAACGAGTTTACATCGTTCTTAACCCACTTTGGCTCGTATAGTTCGGCGTTAATTTCAGAGTTTGAAACGGTGCTGTAAAATATAGCGGCTTCAGCAGTTACGTTAATGTTTATCATATCTTTTCGATTAGGTAAAATGAAGTGCGAATTACATCAGCAGAAGCCGTGCTAATTTGAGTCATAAAAATTAAGTATTGGTTTACAGTCCAGTCAATATTAGCGGCTGTTGCTGCAACGGTTGTAAATGAAAAATCAGAATTTGTATTTATTGCTGGATAAACTTCAGTATTTGTTGCTGATTTAATACATAAATGCCTTTGGTTTTGTATTATTAGGGTATTGCTATTGCCTTGCATCAAACCTAATTGTATAGCCCCTGTAAGCGAATTGCTTGTATTAACATATAACTTAGTAGTTGGCGTGGATGCCACGCCCGTCTTTCTGACCCTCCACGTTACGCGAATAATATCGCCCACGGCGAATGTATTAGCGGGTATTAGTTGGCTTGCGGAAATTTGTTCAGTTGCTACGCCCGTAATACCCGTGCCGTCGGTAGTGCTCTTATAAATAACAGGTATGGTAGGGAAGGTATTTAGCGAACCGTCGCCGCGTAAGTATTGCGAAGTAGTACCGCCTAAAACGTTTCCAAGTGTTCGGTTCTTCCAAAGGTTATTTACGCCCGTAGTATAAACTAAGAATTGATTATTAGCTAGGGGGGTCGTTGTTATATCGACGTCCGAAAGTTCGTCTAATTGAAAACCGTTTTGAACGAATACATAAATTTGCCCGTTACCCGCGTTTGCCCTTTCAACTATACCTATTCGCGTTAAATGATTAGGCGCTAATGGTAACGTATTAGTTAACGCCCCTGCGGTGTTGCCTACGTAAAGCGTGTCGCCCGCGCTGTAAGCGTTCGTATTTATACCATCAACAACGCCTTGCGTAATTATGTAGCCCTTTTGGTTTGGAGCTATCGAGGTGCTAAATACTAAACCTATTGTTTTAGACGAAGTAGCCTCGCTAGTATTGTTAGCCAGCTTAACCGTCATGCGGTCGCCCGTAGCTCCGAACGCGTACACGGGTTGCCCGCGGTTAATCGTAACGCTATCTGCATTCGTTACATAGGCGAACATTTGATTAGGCGCAATGCCTAATATTTGAAAGTTAGTCCCGTCGTATATTGCTATGAATTGCTGGTTAGCTGCAATATCGCCGCCTATAATTGGTACGTTGTTATTCTTTGCTATGTTCTTAGCCCCTAGCCCGTTTATGTTAAGGGTTGAAGCGCCCGTATTAGCGTTTGTAAAACCTATGGCATAGGCGTCGTTTAGGGTGTAGGCGGTAACTCCCGGTATAGTTACCGCGTAGGTATCCGTCCCCGTTGCTTGACCGCCTTGCATACCCGCAGCCGCCGTACTTGCTATTGTAAAGCTCGGGTAAGTACCCGTTATATTAATATCCGTACCCGCCGTTAGGCTTACTATTTGGTCGGGGGCGCTGTTGCCTATTGTAAAGTTTGGGTACGTACCGCTTGTATTTATTCCCGTGCCTGCGGTTAGCGATACGGTTTGGTCGGGCGCGGTATTGGTAACTATATTGCCTGTTAAATCTATACCCGTACCCGCCGTTAACGCGTCCTGTTTGCCGTTAAAGGTATTAAAATCGCTAGAGCTTAAATAGCCGTCGGTTGACCCGTTAGCCTGCGTTATGCTTATATTAGGCGTTGCCCCGCCGCTTGAGGCAATCGGCGCGGTTGCGGTTACATCCTCTACAATGGTCGCAGGTAAAACAGGAATTGTTGGTTTATTTAATATTTCAGCTACACCGCTCGAAGCGTTCCAATCGGAATTAACTTGCGCCGCTGGTATGGTCGGCTTGTTTAGTATTTGATTGTTGCCGCTCGTTGCGTTCCAATCTGAAGGCTGTTGAACCGTTGGAAATCCTGAGCCAAGATTAACCCAGTAGCTCGTATTTGTTGGCAAAATTGAATCGTTCGCAGCGATGCAACGATAAACATTACCGTTATACCAAACGATGTTACCAATCGCGTAAGCGTTACCCGTTGCGCTTAAATGATCTGTCGTAAAAGGCAAGGCTATTAATGTACCACCACCGCCGCCGCTTGGTATATTAACCTCAACCACGCCGGGCGAAGTTAGCGAAGCCGTTACGCCCGCGCCTGTAAAATTTAGCGTAGCGGTGTTAGTGCTTACGTTTGTTCCTTCGTCTTTAACGGTTAACGGTGTACCCCCGCCGCCGCCAATAGCCGTTAGCGGGTCTTCAGGTGTACCGTTGCCAATAATGGTAACGCCGTCAACCGCTACCGAAGTTAAACACGGTTCGCAAGGCTCAAAGTCGGGGAGCGGTATATCGCCCGTCGCGCATGTATCATAACACCCGTCTTCGTTAAAGGTCGTTACTATAACGTCCATTTCAATAGTTACCGAAGCCCACTCGAACTGTGGCGGTAGCTGCTTAATTTGGTTCGTATAACCGTTCGGCGTTACTTCATAATTAACCACGCCTAACGCGGTTTTAAATTGCGGGTCTGTCCCGCTTACTAACTTATAAACGCGCGACGCTATCCAGTCCTGAGCCTCGGCGCTATCGCAGGGCAAATGATTTTTGCGTACTACCGCGTAAGCCGTTAAAGGAAAACGCGTTTCGTACATGGTTTTGCAACCCGCGACGCGTAGGCTATCGGTTTTAGTTACGGTTGTTTTACCGCGCTTTGCCCAAAATAACGTACCTTGTTTAGCGTCGTAATTCGTTACGGGTACGGCTTGACCGTTGCCTATGTAATGCACCCAAGCACGCTCGCTGCCGCCGTCGTATAGCTCGCATAAGCCGTAAATTTGATCGAATATATTACCAACGGCGGCGCGTTGGTTTAGGCGGTCAATAATCGAGGTTAATAGGTTCATCCGTTTAAACGTCTTTGTATTTCTGCGGCTAATAGTTCGCCGTGTAATTCTAAAAATTCTGCTTGCTCGGTTTCGGTCGGTTGAAAAATTACACCGTACCCGCTAAACTGAGTGTATTTAGGGTTAACGCTTTTGCCGTATTGTAGCCCTTGCGCCTTATCATATTCGTTTTGATTAAAGCCTATTGCAGCTGTTAGCCCTTGTTCGGTTAATGGTTCGCCTAAGAAATTATTTCGAAGAAAACCCGTAAGCTCTAAGGGGTTCGGGCGGCGTTGCTTTAGCTTTGCGTAGCCCGCTGAATAGTCGCCCTCGCTTGCGCCCGGCGATTTGCGGGCGGGTATTGGTATCTTTTGCCCCTCGGTATTTAAAAACTTTTCGAATATCCGTATAAACATTTCGCCGCGTAAATCCATTGCAGCCTCGTAAAGCGGTTTAAATTCGCTTGTAAATTCGCTGTAAATTTCTTCGGTACGCTTTTGAAATTCGGCTACGGTCATGGTAACGCGGTTACGTATTTAATGTTTTTACGGCAGTCAAAGCAATGGTTATCGTCGGGCAGGCGCATATTTTCTAACATCGCCTTTAGTTCTAGGTTGTATTGTTCGGCTGCAATATCGCGAGCCGCTACGATACCCTCAAACGCTGGAGCGGTTGCAAATACTTTATTACCCTTATTCAAACTTACGGCGGTGTTTACACGTTGGTTCGGGCTAACGGTTAGCGCATAGTTGTAAATTTCTACCGCCGTAGCGTATGCAAGCGGCATAGCCATTAAACCGCCTATCGAGCAAAGCCACGCCGAACGGTCGCAGTTAACGTTATAGTTTAGGCTCATGCCGCTTGTGTACTTTTGGTTTGCAGCGCTTAATACGTTTGTACCGTCGGTTGTTAAATCAATTCCGATAGCGTCAACAAACGGGCAAATATGCGCCTCGCGTACCTTACCGCCGCAATCATAACAGCTACCTTTTTTTGGTATAAACTTCGGGGCGTTAACGTCCATTTCGTAAACAATCGCTAAATCGAGTTTACGCCTACCCGCTGCGAACTCCTTACCTATAAATTGCTCAACGCCTCCCGTACCGTAAGTAAACGAATAAACTAGCTTTAGCGTGGTCATATCGAAAACCAAAACAGGAACGTTAGTATTAGCGCTATCAATAGCTAATAATATATCGCTAACGTATAGCTGTAAATACGAAAGGTTATTAGGGTTAATCGTTAAACGAATACCGCCGTAACGCCCAGCTCCTAAAGCCGTTTGAATGTTTGAATAGTCGGTTAATACTTGACCTATTCTTTTGTTTTCTATAACCGTGTCGGCTTTTATCGCAGGGCTTAAACGAGTTAATACGTCGCCGCTTAACTTGCGCCATGCGAACGCCCTTTTGTCCTCGAATAGCTCGACGCCGTTGTTATATTGGTCGGTTATTAGTTGCCCTAGCAACGTTGTATTAATGCCTAAGCTATCTATATATAAGCCCGTCGTGGGTTCGGGTAGGCTGCATTCGTGTAAACCTAGTAATTTATCAAAGCACATGTTTAACGTTTTTACAAAGATAAAAAAAAGGGCGGTTATACACCGCCCCTCGAATTACGTCTTTTAAGCCACCGATTAAGGGTTAACAATAGAAACGCAGTTAACATAGTTAACGCCGCTGTATTTGTCTGAAGCCTCGTAAATATCGGTCGGTAACGTTACTACTTTGCCAGTCGTAGTTAATACGATAGACAAATTACCGCAATCGTCTTTCATTGTTAAATCGCAAGGTACGCCCGCAGGGGTGAACACTAGCGTTTTAGAATAATTAGACCCAGCTACCGGAGTAATACCCGCGTTCCATTCAGCAAGGTTAAAAGATAACCATTGAATAGCGCCCGCGGTTGTTACCAACGCTTTAAGCTGTGAGCCTTGCGCCGCTGCTAAACGAGCGTCGTAAGCAAAGCCGAAGCCGTTCTGCTGTGAAATAGCGAGTAAGTCAATACCGTATTGCGTGCAGCATCCAGCTTGTACGGCGTTTGCGTAACGTTGCATAGCTGCACCGCCAAACGCTACTGGAGCGCCCGGATAGTTAGCCATGCGAGAGGCTTGTAAAATATCCGCAAGCGCGAAAGGGTTTAGTTCGCTAGAGCTTAACTCAGTTGCAATTTGCAAACAGTCGCCCGCAACGGTGTAAAAATCTTCTACGTCCTGACCCCAAGCGCCTGTATCTGCTACGGCTTGCGTTGCGGCGGCGCTTGCTACTTTTCTATCGAGTACATCCATTAAACGCATAACGCTTTCGAGTACGAAACGGCTGTTTTCCTGACAATGGCGGGCAATTTCAGCGGCGTTAATTAACTGTGAAGCGGTGTAGGTGTCGGTTGTATCTACGGTGTAGGTAGTAGTGCTATCGCCGTAAGTGTTAGTTGAGGTACACGTTAAAATATCTGCGCCCTCCTCTACTTCGGTTTCGGGTAGGCGCTGAATCCAACGAGCTTGAACGGTTTTTAATTTACCGCCGCCGGGGCTAACCTCGGTGCGAATTAATTTTGCGTTTTCAGGCGATAAAAGGAACTCCAAAAACGGGAGCTGTTCTCTTTGCCCTACTTCTATAAATAGCTCCGAAAGGCTCATTTGCACGTTCGGGCACTCGGATAAAATGCGAGAAATTGACATGGTTAAAATGTAGTTGTTGTTGTAGGTTCGTGTTTATTAGGCTGAACCCTTGCGCCTACAAATGCCATAAAGTTGGCGAACTACACTAAAGAGCGCAACAAATTTAAGAATGTTTTTTTTAATTTCAAAGCATAGCGAGGGGGTTTTCCCGTGCAAGGGAATTAAACGAATTTAATCGTACTTATTATACTTGTTGCCCGTGTACCTGTTTTCAATATATCAGGTTGTTAACCGCCGTCGCCTCTATTCATTCGCGCTAACTATTTCAACAAATACCTTTGATATACTTGAGCTTTTAGCCCCTTGCACTTGGTCGGTGTCGCCCCCCTCGTTTGCGTTGCACCTACGCATACCAAAGTTTATAAGGACTGCTTTTGATTGGCTTTTCAGCCCTATGCTCACGGCTGAACTGGTCGGTTCATCAGCCAGTTAGGAGCAAAAGAAAAAGCCCCTAAATAGGTAGGGGGTCTATTTAAGGGCGATATATCGAAAATGAATATCCTAGCTTAATCAGATAGCCCCTAACTATCTTTTGCAAATATATAAATTATTTGAATACGCAAAACAATAAATAAAAAAAGCGGGTACTAAACCCGCCTTTTCTTAACTCAAAATCCCTAAAGAGTATGAATACGACCGTACAAAGATATTAAGGCAATTCGATTTTTCCAAAAAAAGGTTTTTCGCTAACGGATCGCCTACCCTCGCAGCTCCATAACTGACGCGCCCACCAATTAGCCGAACCACGCGGCGCGGGTATGCCAGCGCTACGGGCGCAGTAAGAGTTACCCGCATCAGTACCCGGGTTTATTCGGTAGCCCGACGCTCCAAAGTGTATCTCGTTTCCGTCGCTATCCACGGCTTTATATTTTTTACCCTCGCGGTCTGAAGCCGTTACATTATAACCCTCATACGTTGGCATACATAGTTTTTTTAGCGTGTTTTAAAATAACCTCTATTGCATGACCTAGCTCTACTGGGTTTACCATTTCGCTTTCAATACCCCTGCGCCAGTTATTATGCAGCTCTAAAATATGAATAGCTTTACGTAGGCTCATTTCGCAAAAAATCGAGGGTTAACGCCTTTTACCTTTTTATCCGCCGCCGTTTCTAGTTGCGGTATAATAGCGCCGGGGCGCGGCATTGGTTTTCCCGCTTGTGGGTTTTTCTGAATAATACCCGCCTCGGTAGCCTCTTTTAATAGCACGTCCGAAAGGTTTAAAAACGTACCCGCCTTTTCTTTTGATTTAAGGCGTTCGCCGCTGCTTTTATCCTTTACAACGAAGTTACCATCATCTTCTATATCGAGCTGGTATTTATCGCTTATAGCGCTTTTAAAACCCCTTATCGTTAATTCATTCGCCGAGGGGTCTAACTTCAACGCCGCTAGTTCACGCTCAAAGGTTGAATTAATTTTAGCGTTACGCTGGTCTTCGGTTACTTTGATTTTAAATTGCTCGAATTGGTTTATAGCGTCCTGCCGTGCGGTGTCCACTTCGGTTACTTTACGCTCCAACGTTTTATATTTCTTTTCCCATTCTTTAACAAGTTCCTCGCTACCCGACGCCGTTGCGCGTTGCTCCCATTCGCTTAGTTTCTTTTCGTATTCTGCGCGTGCGCGATCTGATGCGCTGCGTATAACGTCTTCAACCTTTTTATCTTTAAAGTCGTCCTCGCTTAATGTAACGCCAAAAGGCTCAAACGCCTTGCGCGTAACGTTGGCTATTGTTCCTGTTAGCTTACCAATTTTACCGCTAAGTTCTTTACTTTCTACGTAGGTTTGTTCAAACTTTTCCTTTGCCGCTTCTAGGTTTTCGGCTTCGTTTAGGTTTAGAAATTGCAGAAGCTCCAACGCTTCTTTCTCGTTCAATGGCATATATTAAATTTATAGGTTTTAATTCCAAAGGTCGCCCGCCGCGCTTAACTAATAACGCCGCTAGTATTCCCGTAGCGCTCTTAATATCGCCGTTCGGCATAACGTAAAACATAGCGCTAAATTAGTGTATTACTTAATCAAAAGCAAATTAATCAATATACCCCTCAGCTCGTGCCCTTGCTTTTACTTCGTCGGGTACGCGACGCTCGGTAACGGGTACTAAATTGTGCCTACAATTCCAGCCGCCTACAAAGGTAAATATAGTCTTTTCGTCCGTTCCGTCTATACGCCCCGCCCATGTACCCTCGCGAATATCGTTTATGCCC